CTACGGATCAGAAGGTTGGGGGTTCGAATCCCTCGTGGCGCGCGAATCTCCACTAGAGCCGCCGTCCGGTCCATCCGGGCGGCGGTTTTTCAATTCACCGGTTTCGATCCACTCCAGCGGAACCTGCGTCCGCATCGCCCAGAGGATGAGCTCGGCGCGCCGCGGACTGGTCCGGTCGTTGAGCCAGTTCGAGATCGTGTTGCGCGACACGCCGAGGTGCTGCGCCATCTCCTGAGATGAAAGACCTGCAGCCGACAGCGACTTCGCCAGCCGGTCGCCGCGCGTGAACTGCAGCCGTGCCATCAGGGTCGATTCGGGGTTCTCAGACATACCTCTATTATGCCTAAGCTTGTGCAGATTCGCAAGGTAATGCAAAAACTCTGCGACTGGTAGTTGCACAAGATTGGGAAGTGGTGCAACCTTGTGACATGCACAAGTCGCAAGAACTCATCCGCAGCGCCGACGCAGCCGCAATGCTCGCGATCGACCGCTCCACCCTCTCCCGATGGGTAAAAGCCGGAAAGCTCACCCCAGCCGTCGAAGGCTCCGGCATCCGCGGCGAACGGTTCTTTGCCCGCGAAGACGTCGAAGCGCTCGCCGCGAAGCCCGCAGCGCTCGCCCAAGAGTCGAAGCCGGTGGCGTCATGACCGGACACATTAACTGGGCCGCCGCGCGGTCGCCCAAGAGGTGTGTGTACGTGAGCTGTGAGCGCTGCCTGGAGATCCGCCTGGATGACGAACTGGTGAAGCTGTGAGCCGGTCAAGATTCGGGGAGCAGCTGCTCCATCAGAACGCTTTCGCCGATCGCTACCGTAATAACGTTGCCGTCCACCCCGGTGACAACAGCGGTGTACGGCTCGCCTCTGTCGAGTCGCGGGGAAAGGCGTCGTGCGAAGCCACGGTTCACGTAACCCCAAGCTGCGGTGCCGACGGGCCCGCAGAGCGCGATCGCCTTGGGGTCGTGCTCGTTGTTGGGCTCTCTCTTGAGCATGATGATGCTGCCAATCTCGATCTCAGCGGATTGAAGAGCGGCACTGTAGTGCCTGGTTCCTCGGGCACGGAGGTAGAAGACGCCGGCGCGAGCGAGGGCGAGGTTGCCCGGCGCGGCTTGCAAACCACTGCTCTTGCTGACGAACCGCAGCTCGTCGCGCCAGATCAACTCGAAGGTCGGACGTCCATTGACGATGACGAGCTCACTGTCCGACTCGGCCTTGCTCAGCCAACGCCGCTCGGGCGCCGGTCTGCGCTCCACTTCCTGCGCCTCTCGATCGTGTGGTGCCTGCGTCTCCGCTTGGCTGCCGCTGAACAGCGTGCGGAAGAACTCTTGAGCTGCTCGAAAAACCATAGACCGTCTCCTTCGGCGAGTAGGCGTCGTCACAGGCGTCAGCTTACCGACGGAGACTGCACGGACATCGCTCCCGTCGAGTCAGCGGTTGAGCGTCCGTGCGGGTCGCCGGAGTCGACACGGGGATGCGACTCGGGCGGCTGAAGGGTGGGGCCGGGCGCGGGTGTAAGGGGAAACCCGCGTCCGGTCTCACCACAGGAAGTAGGCAAAAAGGAAACGCCCTCGGCGGTGGAGCGCCGAGGGCCACGGTCCAAGAAAGGACACGAGATGAAGAATCTCAGGATCTTCGACTACCAGGATACACCGGTGCGCACGGTCGAGTTGGATGGTGAGCCGTGGTTCGTGCTCGCCGACCTCTGCCGAGTGCTCGGACTGACCCGCGGTGCCGCACAGGTCTCCGAGCGTCTCGACGATGGGGTACGCCAGCCGTACCCCATCCAGGACAGCATGGGTCGCACGCAGCAGGCGACGATCGTTTCGGAGGCGGGCATGTACGAGGTCGTCATCCGATCGGACAAGCCGGAGGCGGTTGAGTTCCGCAGGTGGATCACCGCAGAGGTGTTGCCGGCGATCCGTAAGACGGGCCGGTACCAGGCGGATCAGCTGGCAGCTCCCGAGCTGGTCTCCCGCGCTGACCTTGCCCGCATGGTGCTAGAAGCCGAGGAGGAGAAGAAGGTGTTGGAGGCCGCGATCGAATCGCAGGCCCCGATCGTTGCCTATCACGAACGGTTCGTCGCTGAGTCCGATGACATCGTCACCGTCGACAACTTCGCCGGCCAGTACAACACGACCGGGCCACGAGTTCGTGAGCTCCTCCACGAGAAGCGCATCGCGGTCCGCCGCTGTATTGGCCGCCGTTGGTCGAAGACGAAGCAGCGGATGGTCGACGACTTCGAGTGGCGGCCCCGCGCCGGCGTGCCCTCCGCCGAGTGGTTCGAGCTGCGCCCGCAGCATAACGCGCCTCGCCTCCACAACGGTCAGGTGCGACAGACCATGTACGTCCGCCAGTTCTACGCCGCTGACCTCGCAGCACGGATCGGCCTGCAGCAGCCCACCTTGGAGGCGCAGTCATGACCACACCACAGAGGTCATTCCCGACAAACCTCGGACAGGAGAGGCTACTGCTTGCCGGCGTGCACGAAGGCATCGAGTGGGCCCTTTACGCGGCTCCGCTGTGGAACGCCGCCAATGGCTATGTTCGCCTGCCAGATAGCCACCCATGGCTGGCTGAGCCCTTGCTGTCGGGATACAACGTCATCGACATATCTGGCGGCATCACCTACGGCCCCGACAGCGAGGGATGGATCGGCTTCGACACCCTCCACGCCTGCGACTACTGGCCAGACTCCCCATTCGAGCCGCGCCCATACGACCGGCAGTGGACTCGCGCAGCCGTCCGCGAGGAGACCATCCGCCTCGCATCGCAAGCAGCTGTCGCGCTGAGAGCAGGTGACCGGTCATGACTCCGCGTGTCGTCTACCAGCGCCGCCGAGCCGCATGGCTGTGGCTGCCACTCATCGCGATCGGAGGCGTGGTCAACGCCTGGTCCTACACCCTCACCCTCACCCTCAACGGTGCGAGCCTCGCCGGCATGGCCCTCATCGCCGCCGGCACGCTTGCTCTCGCTCTGGATTTTGATCGGGGTGATGGTCGTGTCTGATCAGCGTCGTAGGGAGCTCGGAAATCTTGAGCGTAAGGGCGAGTTCATCATCGCTGATCTGGCGAAGCGGTGGCAGGAGGGCTCCCCGATTGATGGGCGCCTGGCTGAGCTGCAGAAGGTCAATGCCGACGCGCGTCGTCTCCGCGACGAGGTGACGGTCGCCTACATGCGGTCAAAGCAAGCGACGCAGACTCGGCCGGCGGGGCTGCGTGGCCGTCGTACCGCGGTCGTCCGCCCGTTGCCTGGAGGTGTGAAGCCATGAAGCGTGTCCGTCATCTATGGGTCCGGTTCGTGACGTGGATGGTGCGCCGGGAGCTTGCCCGTCAGCAGCGTCTGCGTGAGCGGCGCACGAACCTGCGCGCCGGCGTTGAAACGTCGTCGCCTCGGCCGAGGTGGGTGCGATGAGGCTCTCAGCGATCCCGATCATGGCTGAACCGCAGGTGCGGAAGCTCCCGCGAGCGTTTCAGGAGCGCGAGGCACTGCTCGTCCGCCTCAAGCGTGAAGCGACCCGGCAGGAACAGGCCAGGAAGCGTGCTGCAGTGCGTGCCGAGCAGCTGGCTGAGGTCCTCGACGCCGAGCGTGCTCGTGCCCGGCGTGAAGCCCGACGGCTTCGTAGGGAGGAGTGGCGCGAACGCTTGGCGACTCCTGACCCGGAGGGCTCTGCTCGGTTGCAGTCGCTCGTCGACGAGGAGCTGGAGTACATCAAGCGCAAGTCCCGCAGCACGAAGGAGGTCACGGCATGACGAAGAGGCTCCGGATCTATTCCCGGTTGGTGCCGGCGTTGCCGGTGGAGCAGCCGTGGCTTTACGGCATCGCGTTTCCACGACTCAACATCAAGTTCAAGCGCTGCTGGCTAGTCCAGGGTGACAACGGCACCTGTGCGCATGGCACGCATGCTGCGGCGATCGACTGCGCGTCGAGGCGGGCGTTCGCCGCGGCGATGGAAGAGGCGACATGCTGACCGCTGAGCCCGTCCAAGGCGATCTGCTCGACTACCTCGACCAGCTCGACAGCACCCGTCAGCTCGACACCACGCCCGGCTGGCAGTGCCCGCACTGCAGCGGACGGTTCGAGCGCAGCGAAGCTGAGGTCGCTCCGCGGCACCGGGAGCCGTGGCCGCCGTCACCGATCCCAGGCGCGTGTGCGTCACAAAAGATCAGCCTGGAGCTGCTCCTCATCCGCCTATCACCGGCGCACAAGACGGTCGCCTGGACGAAGCATCAGGACGCTCTGGCGATGATCCTCGCCGCGAAACAGGACGGCGTGTCCGACGCCCTGCTGGGTCGCGTCCTCGCAGACGAACAGCTGCAGGATTGGGTGCTCCTGCGCCAACTGCTGATGGGCGCACCAGGCGCCGGCGACATCCGAGACCCAGCGACACAGCGACAGCACGCCGAACGACGACTCGGCGGCATCCGAGACGGCGTGTCCTACCAATGCACCAAGACCGGCGTCGAGATCCGCATCAGAGACTCCATGCGGCTGATCCGCTGGCGTGACCTGCCTGCACCGGGAGGGACGACATGACCGCGATCATCGACGGGCAGCTTGATCTGCTCGACCTCATCGAGGCCGACAACGGTCTCACCGCCGTCGAGCAGCGCTACTACGACGCTCTGACATGCCTCCGAGACGCAGTCCCGGAAGCACTTGAAGTCGTCATCCGTCTCTGCGACTGGCAGTCCACCGACAAACGCGGATCCGGGGCGTCAGGGCGCTGGTGCTACACCGTCGCCAACCGAGGCGTCTACTTCGACACCAGAGACCGCTGGAATCCCGAAGCGCGCCCTGAACATCTCGTCACCTGGAACGAGCTCACCGACCTACTTGCCGACCATCCTCTGCGCCCCGGCGTCATCGCCTGGGCAGAAGCTCTGGCCGAGCTCGACTCGTGGAAGGACCGTTTCCGTCCCTACGAGCTATGGCCCGACCCTCACCGCTGGCACCCCTCCTACATCGAAAGTGACCGCAGCCGCCCAGGCTACGAAGCACGGATGCAGGCATGGGCCGACTGCTACCAGATCCTCACCGACACCCAGAACCACCTCACAGGAGACTCGTCATGACTCTCGTCTACGGAGCGGACTTCATCCGCGCGATCCAGGCGCTGCTACCCATGGCCGGGAAGCGCTCGACAGCGGAGGTACACGTCGCTGTCGCGGTCACACACGTCACGGTCTCTGCCGCCTCGGCCGGTCTCGGCGGCGTCTGCGCCCTCGGCACCAAGCACACCGCAGATACGGACGGGGAGGTCCACGACCTTGTCCTCACCGCCGACCAGGTCGCCCTGCTCGCCCGCGCATTCCCGGCCAAAGACCTCGACGAATCCGGCGAGTGGCTGCGCATCACCCGCCTCGATGACCGGCACGCCGAGGTCGCCCTCGCCGAGGCCAAGCTCGGCGACCGCATTGAGCTCTACCTCACCGACAGCCTGCGCTCACCAGGAGACCTCGCCACGGTCGTGCTCGACGACTACCGCAAGCAGGCCGAAGCCACCAATCCGACCGACCGGCTCTCATGCCTGCAGCTCGATCCCGACCGGGCCCGCGTCTTCCTCTCAGCCACGAAACACCTCCCCGGCGACGTCGACTTCCGCCAAGCCGAGGACGGCGCACCGATCATCGGCACCATCGGCACCCATCTAGCCGGCTACATGATGCCCGCCGGCTGGTTCCCCGACAAGACCGACGAAGACGAGCTCAACACCGGCGCCGGCATCGCCTCAATCTCGATCGGACAGACCACCATCTACGACCACCTGGAGACACCATGACCACCACCCCCACCACCCACACCCCGACTGCACTCGCCCGCCAGGCCGCCGAAGCTAAGCTACCGACCGCGTGGCGGCGCGTCCCGTGCTGCGGCGTCTGCGGCGACGAGCTCACCGACGAGACAGGCGAAGCGCTCGCCGGGGTCTGCGAACCGTGCGGCCTCCGCTTCACCCCCCAAGGGCACGCCTTCTACCTAGACCCGACTGCCGAACCCTGCGGTGCCGCCTGCGACTCCAAGTGGCACGCCCCGAACCGCATCTTGCCTGGCATCGCCTATGCCTGCGGCACCTGCATCCTCCCTGCCGGCCACCCCAGCACGTTCCACGAGCAGGCATGCCAGCAAGTCCCGAACCAAGAGAGCGCCCGATGAACCACACCCCGACATGGACTCTCACCGACATGGACAACCGCGACGAGACCGGCGCCCCGCACCAAATCACCGGCCCGCCAGATCACCTCATCCCATACCTCGACGGACCAGTCCGCAACGACCTCAGAACAGCCCAAGCCGCCACGCGCCTCGACCAGCTCATCACCGCCTACCGCAACCACGACATCGACTGCGCTCGCCACCTCGGACCGGTGCTCGCGATCTACACGGAGGTGATACGCGATGAGAACGCCTAAGTATGTCGGCAATCGGGACCGCGACCGCTGGCAGCGCTGCCACCACTGCAACACCAGCAGCATCTCCTGCCGCACCAACATCCGCGACCGCGCTCGCCCGTGCTGCGACTTCTGCTCACCGACCGCGCACGACCAGGAACTCAACGAGACGAAGGAGGAGCGACCATGAGCGAGTTCACGACCGGCGACACGACCGCCGTATGCGCTGTGAGGCACGCCGCCGTATGCGCCGTGAAGCGCACCGCCGTCGGCTGCGGGAGATCCATAAGTACGGATTTTCGGCGGGTGACCTTGGCGGCTGGGTGGGGTCAGAGGCGACCCCGACACACCCAGGTGCCGCTTGGGTGCTTGATGACGCGCAGGTGCCCGGCAGTTGCGAGCAGGGGAGGGAGTGAACCATGCCGGTGTTTGATGCATACCGGGACTTTACGCACGCCGTTTTAGCTGCTCTTGGCCTTGACCCGTCCTGCGTGATCGCCCACTCCGTCGATGTGGAAGGGAGTGTGGTGAGCGTGGAGGAGGTGCAGCGTGACGGTAAAGGCTGCGTCGTCCTTGATTGGGACGGTGAGGCCGTGAAGCGCCGCCGCTACTACCGCCTCACTGCTGAAGAACTGCACAGCCCACGAAAGGAAACACCATGACTGAGTTCAAGAAGGGCGACATTGTGCGCCTGACCAGAGGCGAGCCGGACATGCCGGGATACGGGTGCCAGGTGCGCGAGGTGACGTATGGCCGTGTCGCACGGGGGATGATCGAGCCGCACATCCTGCCCGTCTACGAGGAGAGGGGCTGGAAGATCGAGCTGATCGAGCGCCCGCTGCCGACGAAGCCGAACACTCTCGGCTGGGCGACCGTGGACGGCCGCAGGTACCTCGCCCGGCTGTCATACGACCAGTGGGAGCTGTACAACACGGACGGCGTGCTCGGGGCTACACCGCACCCGAGCGCTATCGAGGACTTCGCTGAGGCCGCACTCATCCCGAAGGAACTGGCCGACAAGGTCATGGAATGGGCTGGCGACGAGGGCGGGAAGTGGCGCGCGGGCGGTATCTTGCAGCAGATCGCAGACCACCTGAAAGGACAAGACGATGAGTGACCGACTGACCAACGCGGTTGAGGCCCTGACGTTCTGGTACGACAGCGAGCACTGGTTCCCCTTCGTGGAGTCAGAGACTGCCGACGTCACGGGGCCGGGTCATCAGGACAAGGCCGCTTTCGCTGAGATGGTGAACGCATACGACCAGCTGTGTGTCGGAGCGGACGACGTTGGCTGGGCGACCGGCGATGACGTGCAGTGGCGGTGGGCAGTGCTCGACGTGGAGGCGGAGAGGTTCGAGCTGGTAGCCGAGGGCGCGCCCGGCGCGGTGCCGGTGACCTGCATGTGGGGTGTTCGTTGAGGTGGCTTCCGTTGCGCATCCACGTTGGCCTGAACGTCGAGATCGCCGGCCCGGAACCGCCGCATTACGACTCTGAAACGTCGTCGGTCGCGGACCCCGCGGCTGAGACAACCTCGCCGGAGTTGCATATCGGGTTCCGGCCGAACCAGGAAGATCACGACGACGGCATGTTGGGAGACCGGAAATGAGCACCATGCAGCCAGGGCACGAGAGCTGCAGTTTCGCCACCATCGAGGAGCGCAGCCTCACGACCGGTGAGACCAGCGTCCAGGCCATCGTCTGCCGACACGACCACCGCGAAAAGCTCCACGCAGTCAACGCCCTCGGTGATCAGTCATTCGTCGGCTGGCGCTGCCACTGCTGTAACCGCATCATCCGACCTCAGGACATCTAATGACCATCCATACCACTGCCGGTGCTCTCGACCGTGAGGACCTCGACTCCACGGTCACAGTCGAGCTGCCAGGCAACAGCCGGTGGACCGGCAGGCTCACCGGCCTACACCACGGCCCGGACAACATGGTCCGCGTCGTCGTCGACCGCCGCCACCTCATCATCAACCGCTCAACCGACGTCACGATCCACTAGGAGGAATCATGCCCACCCCACCCGCGTCCCTGCCTGTCTTCGGCCCACACGCCCAGATCGTCACCCTCGACGAGGACGGCGACCTGTTCATCTGGGAAGTCGAGACCGACGGCAACCTCACCGCCCGCTCGATCCCGAACGTCCCCGTCGAGGAGTGACACATGGACGACGTGCTCTTCGTGATCATCACCGCTGTCACCTGGGCCGTGGCGGGCTGGACGCTGAACACGGCGATCCATGCTCGCCGCCGCCGGCGGCTCATCGCCCAGCAGGCAGCAGCCGAAGCGACCAGCACCATCATCGCCGCAATCGCCGCCCTGGAAGCCCGGCTCGGCGTGCGGATCGCAATGGCCAAATACGCCGCCATCAGCCCGGACGAGATCCGCAACGGCGACCGCATCCACTGGACCTCCAACGACGGCGAAGACGCCATCGATTACACCGCCGGCTACCACGGCGATACCGGCAACCAGACCGGCGGCCGCTTCTACCGCACCGAATGGGAGCGCGACGACCACGACTCCGACGACCGCTAACCCCTACATCACCTGACCACCCGATGACACCACGAGAGGCACACACCGCATGGCATGGCTCCGAGGCGGAGACACCGCACCCACACACCCGGTCGCGCTCGCCATTCTGGGACACCCAGACGCAGACGATCGGCTGCTCAATGAGCTGTTCGGGTTCGTCATGCGCTGCGCGATGGCCTCGACGGCGCACAACATCGAGTACCGGATCACGAGGGGCACAGCCGTGCTGATGGCAGGAGGGCATGCCCGGGCGGAGAAGCTCCTTGAGTATGCGGTGTGGGCTGGCTACCTCACGGAGGTCGACGGGTCGGCCGGCACGGAGTTCGAGCTCATCCGGGATGACGAGTTCATTCACCTCATCCCGTGGGATCAGCGCGAGTGGGCGAAACAGCAGAAACGCGACCGCAACAACTGGTCGATCGTCATCCCGGTCCGCCTGCGGGATGGCGACGGCTGCCGTTACTGCGGTCGCGTCGTGCAGTGGGAGAACAACAAGGCTGCCCTCGCTGGCACGTATGACCACTTGCACCCTGGCCAGACGGCCACGATCGACACCTACGTCGTCGCCTGCCGCGGCTGCAACACCCGGTACGGCGACATGCCCTACAGCGAGAAGAAGGACGATCTGCTGCCACCGCCGATCGACCCGTACTTCTCGGAGTTCACGGTCACGTGGATGCAAGGGAACAGGTGGGTCCGCGACAACGATGTCACGATCCCGAAGCCCTCCCGCCGCCGCTTGAGCCCAGGAGCGCTCGCGATGGCGAAGAAGAAGACTTCGGTCGGCAGCCAGCCGGCCAAGGCAGACGGTCCGCGGGGACACTCGACAGAGCACACCCCCGCGTCTGCGTCGGATGCTGGTCCGCTGGGTAGCGGCGAGGATAGGCCGTCCTCGTCTGACCCCGCAGCATCCGACACCCCACAGCCCGGTCCGAGGGACACTACCGACCGCCAGTCGGAGCAGGACCCCGCGGGCACCACGGCTCGGCCCGAGGGACTATCCGGCATCCAGCCGGAGCGAGACCCCGCGAGCCCTACCAGTTCGGGTCCGAGGGACACTACTGACCGCCAGTCGGAGCAGGACCCCGCCGAACACCGCCCCAGTGACCGTCCGCAAAGTGCAGATCCTGCACCGCTTGCGAGGCCGTCACCAGGGGAAACACCGTTTGGAGCAGATAACGAGCAGAAATCGAGCAGAAACTGCCCGTCTCTGCCCAAAACTGCTCCAAACGTCAACCACGTCGTTGGGCAGACTCGGGACGGGTCGGGACGGGACGGGCCTGGGTTGGGCCAGGGTCGTGCTGGGTCGGGTCGTGTCGAGTCTGGCCGGGCGTGGGCTGGGACTGGACGGGAGCGCGCCTCGTCCAGCCCTGATGCCAACGTGCCGAGAAAGAGAAGGCGGAGATGAAAGCCAAGGAATACCGCCAGCAGATCGGCGAGTCGATGTCTGAGAAGCAGCTGCAGGAGCACGTCGTTGCTCTGGCTCTTCGGCTCGGATGGCTGGTGTATCACACGTTTGATTCGCGGCGGTCGGCGCCGGGGTTCCCGGATCTGGTGCTCGCCCGTGGGGCCGTGCTCTACCGGGAGCTCAAGGCCGCCAACGGTGTGCTGTCGCCTGCGCAGAAGACGTGGTTGCAGGGGCTGCGTGTGGCGGGTGCTGATGCTGGCGTGTGGCGGCCGGCGCATCTGTTGGACGGGACGATCGAGAGGGAGTTGAGGGGACGATGATGGACGTCGATGCGGGTGCACGGGTGGACGAGTGGCGGGCGCTGCTGTCTCGGTTGCCGGCGCTGTGGCAGGAGCTGCATGTGACGAAGTGCCGGCAGGACGTGATAGCGAACCGCTCGGCATCGGCGGTGTCGTCGTCGCCGCTGGTGTTCCGTGTGGATGCCTCAGAGGTGCAGTGGCGGATCCGGGATCTGCTGCAGACGATCGCTTCGCGGTACGACATGCAGGCAGGGCAGGTGATTCGGTACCGGCAGCCCGGTGAGCTGATGGTGCTGCTGGCCCGGCATGTCACGTGGGTGGCCAAGCATGCTGATGCCGAGGTGTGGATGGATGAGCTCTCAGCCCTGGATCGTCAGGGCTGGCAGGTCGTCAACCGTCCACCGGACCTCATCCGCCTCGGCGTCTGCGGTGCCGCACTTGATGACGGCTTCACCTGTCAGGCTGAGCTGTGGCATGAGCCAGGACAGACCGCAGTCGAATGCCCGATGTGCTCGACGGTCACCGATGTAGCCCACCGCAAGGACCAGGACCTGGCGCGTGCCGCCCGGTACAGGGCGCCCCTGTCGGTGGTGGTGGAGGCACTGGCCGCCACCGGTGTGCCTGTCCGCCTGGAGCAGGCGCGCAAGTGGACGCAGCGCCGCGACCGTCACGGCCGCGCGCTGCTTGAGCCGGCGACAACGCGAGCTGATGGAACGAAGCTCTACGAAGTTGGTGAAGTTCTTCGCGTTGCCACTTCGAGACGTGCGAAACGCGCAGGAACGAGCGAACGTTGACCATTCCGACTTCTGTCCCATATCATCGAGGTAACGTCGCCAGAGTTGGCGCGAGACCTCGAAGCACACGCTTCGGGGTCGTTGTCATTCAGGAGCCGTCATGGTCATGAAACCGTGCAACGCTCCGGGTTGCCCCACGCTCGTCGCCGTCGGCACCGGCAGATGCCAAGCCCATCAAGCCGAAGCCGAGCAGCGCCGTGGGTCATCGACGGCCCGAGGCTATGGCCGAGCACACCGCCGCCGCTTCCGCCCCGCAGTCCTCGCCCGCAACCCGATATGCGTCATCTGCTTCCGCAGGCCCTCGACCGAAGCCGACCACTTCCCGCTCTCACGTGCCGAGCTCATCGACCGAGGCCTCGACCCGAACGATCCACAGCACGGCCGCGGCTTATGCAAGCCGTGCCACTCGGCCGAGACGGCCACCCATCAGCCGGGCGGATTCCACCGCGAACCCTGACCCCGGCCCGCCGCATCGACCACGACCCCGCCGCCCGCCGGCACCTCGCGACCACCCCGCACAGGGGTGGGGGTAGACCCCCGAACAGGGGCAAAGCCCGACCGCCGGTGAGGGGAAAAAAGTCCGCGACGGGTTCAAAAAAATCGGGTATCCGCCCTGGTCAGAACCACAATCGAGGCGCGCAACGCGCCCCGATTCGCAGTGCCGCAACGGCACGACTCGAAGGGAACGATCATGCCATCAGGAGGTGCACGAAACCGCTCCGGCCCGGCCGCAGACATCAACTCCTACCGCCAGCGCCGCGACGCCGACGGTTGGGTGAAGCTGCCGCCGCGTGTCGACCGCCGCCGCTCACCGAACTGGCCACTCCGTCCAGCCATGAACGACCGCGAACGCGAACTCTGGCGCCGCTTCTGGCGCATGGGCCAGTCCATCGTCTGGGAATCCCAGCACCAGCAGCTCGCGCTCGCCGTCTACGTCCGTCAGTTCGTGGCCGTGGAGGAGCTGAACTTTGATGTGCCGACGTCGAGGCTGAACTCCCTGCGCATCCAGGCTGATGATCTGGGGATCACGATGCCAGGCCTGAACCGGTACCGGTGGCGGTATACGACGACGGAGGAGCTGCAGAAGCAGGCCGACGACGTGGTGTCGAGGAAGGATCGCCGCCGGCGTTCGACGGCTGAGCAGATCGCTGAGCTGCTGCCGATGGTGGCGGACGATGAGCGATGAGCGTCCACCGCTGCCGAAGTACCACGTACCGCACCCGACCAAGACGCTCGGCTACTTCCTATCGGACTGGCTGGCACATCACGCGGTTGTACCCGAGGGTGACCTCGCCGGTGACCCGTTCGAGCCGACGATCGATCACAAGATCTTCCTCGCCAACCACTACCGCGTCCGCCCGGACGCCCTGCCCACACAGCGGGCGGCGGCGTTCGTCCACCGCCGTTCAGCGTGGATCGCCGCGCAGAAGGTCGGCAAGAGCCCCGGGATTGCCGGGCACGCACTGATCGAGTTCGTCGGGCCAGCGCTGTTCGCCGGCTGGGCGACCGGCAGTGAGACTCACCGGTGTGCCGAGTACGGCTGCCCGTGCGGGTGGGAGTACGACTACATGCCAGGTGAACCGATGGGCCGGCCATGGGCGACGCCGCGCATCCAGCTCGCCGCCGTCGTCGAGGACCAGGTGGAGAACACCTGGGGTGCACTCGTCCCGATGATCGACGACGGGCCGCTGGCCAATGTCATCCCGAAGACAGGTGAAGAGTTCATCCGCCACCCGAACGGGAACCGTGACTCGCTCATCGAGGTCGTGACCTCGAAGGCTGACTCGAAGCTCGGTGCTCGCATCTCGGCGGCGTTCCCGGACGAGACTGGCCTTTACACCGACTCGAACAAGATGAAGAAGTTCAACCGCACGCTCATGCGCGGCCTCGGAGGCATGGGCGGGCGGATGGTCGAGTCGTCCAACCCCTACGACCCGGCGGAGAGTTCCTGGTTGCAGGACACCGTCGAGGGCAACTATCCAGACGTCTACGTGCACTACTTCCCGCCGCCGAAGCACCTTAAGTTCGAGGACAAGGACGACAGACGCAAGATCTTCGCGTTCAACTACCAGTTCTCGCCGTGGGTGGACCTCCGCGACATCGAGTCGACCAGCGCCGAGCTGATGAAGCTCAGTCCTGCCGAGGCAGAGCGCTTCTACGGTAACCGGATCCGTGCCGGCAGTAGTGCGTGGCTCCGCCGTGAAGCGTGGGACCTCCGCGCAGCGGACCCGCCCATCGTGGTAAGGCCACGCACCCGCATCTGTCTGGGCTTTGACGGCTCGGACACCAACGACTGGACGGGATTCCGCGCCGAGACCCTCGACCAGCACCAGTTCACGCCGCGCTACCACGACGGGCAGCGCGAAACGATCTGGAACCCCCGCGATTGGGGAGGCTCCGTCCCCCGTCTCGAAGTCGATGCGGCGCTCGCCTGGATCATGAGCGAGTACGAGGTTGTTCGAGCCTACTTCGACGTCTCCGGTTGGAAGACCGAGATCGCGATGTGGGCGGCGAAGTACGGCGAGAAGAAGATCATCGAGTTCCGCACCGAGCGTCTGAACATCATGTGGGAGGAGCTCAAGCGGTTCAAGAACGACGTCCTCAATCCTGATTCCGAGCTCACCCATGACGGCTGTGAGACCACCGCGGTCCACATCAGGAACGCTGTAGAGCGGGCCATCGGACATCAGGGCAAGTACTACATCGTCAAGGCTTCAGAAGATCAGAAGATCGACCTCGGCATGTCCTCGGTGCTCGCTCACGCGGCGACCTCGGACGCGATCGCCGCCGGCGCCGCCCGCAAGGCTGATTCGACGATCTACACCGGCACCTCGACCGCTCGCGCATCCTATGGAAGGTGGTGACTGCGCATGCCCATGACACTCGAACAGGCGCAGAAGACCACCGCCCGGCTCTCAGACGCGCTGCTCGCTCGCCGCCCTCGCACTGCTAAGGAGCTGTCCTACTACCGCGGCGACCAGGGCGAGCTGCGCTTCGCCTCCCCGAAATTCTCCGAGAACTTCCGTAAGCAGTTCGAGGGCTTCTCCGACAACTGGTGTGCCCCGGTCGCTGACGCCTCACCGGAGCGGATGGTGCTGCTGGGCATCCGCCCGTATGGCACCATCCAGGCCGACAAGGAGACCAACCGCGCATGGGAAGCCGCCGACGCCGCTGCCGGCATGCAGACAGCCCTGCAGGTGCGCGCCGCAGCACGGCGGGCGTTCGCTCTCATCGCACCGGGCAAACGTCCTGATCGGCCTCGGATCACGTTCGAGAATCCTGAGCAGGTCTACGTCGACTCCGACCCGGCGACACGGGAGCGCCGCTCAGCTCTCGTCACCTGGGCAGACGACAAGAAGGAGTACGCAACCCTCTACCTGCCTGACGAAATCTGGAAGTTCGAGCGGGAAACCTCCGAGGAGCGCTGGCAGCGTCAAGGCCGGCCTGCCGACCTGTTCCAGGGCTGGGAGCCACGAGCCGGCGACACCCACTTCTGGGGCTCGAACCCGTTCGGCGAGGTGCCAGTCGTGGAGCTGCGCAATCGTGACCTCCTCGACGACGAGCCGATCTCAGACATCGCCGGGGTCATGGCGATGCAAGACGCGATCAACCTGATCTGGGCCTACCTCATCAACGCCCTCGATGCCGCATCGCTGCCACAGCGGATCGTCACCGGTGCCGAGCCGCCGAAGATCCCGATCCTCGACCAGCACGGCCAGCAGATCGGCGCTCGCCCGGTCGAGCTCGACAAGCTCCTCGGCGAGAAAGTCCTGTTCGTACCGGGGGAGAACGTCGGTGTCGCTGAGTGGTCGCGCTCGCAGCTCGGGCCGTTCTCCGAGGTCATCAACCAGGCGATCGAGCACATCGCCGCCCAGACCCGCACGCCACCGCACTATCTGATGACGAAGATGGTCAACACGGCCGCCGAGGCGCTGACCATCTCCGAGGCCGGCCTGGTCTCCAAGACCCGCCAGTCCGTCATGCACGTCAACTCCGCAGTCCGCGAGATCTACAAGCTCATGGCCATCGCCATGGACCGGCCCTCCGCCGAGGTCGACGCGCTCGCCGCCGGCCGGCCCATGTGGGCCGATATCCAGTATCGGTCGGAGGCGCAGCGTGCGGATGCGCTGGTGAAGAAGCGCCAGATGGGCTACCCGTTGCGCTGGATCTTCGAGCAGGATGGTGCCAGCCCGGAGGAGATCGAGCGCATCATGGAGATGATCCGCGAAGAGCGCGCACAGGATGCGCTGGCCGCTGACCACTTCGCCACCACCACGGCCATGAATCCAGCGCTCGACGCACCGTCCTCCCAGCTGATGGAGTGACCTCGTGTCCCGCCCGCTGACCATCGCCCGGAAGCACCGTCAGGTCACCACCGACCTGACCTCCGACACCTACAAGCGGCTGCTCGCGCAGTGGAACAGCGTCGACGAGAACGCGATCCTCGACTCCTGGAACGAACAGCTCCCGCACGCGGCAGCCACTGTCGGTCAAGCGCAGACGCTGGCCGCGATCGACTCGACAGCCTACGCCGAGACCGTGCTCGACGCCCAAGACCTCGACATCGACGGACCGACCATCGAAGCCCGCGCATTCGCCGGCACCATGCAGGCATCCGGCGCTCGCGTCGAGGCAGCGCTCGCCGGCGTCGCCTACCACTCCCTCGACCGGATCGGTGAGGGTATGCCTCCGGCGCAGGCCCTGACCGCCGGCCGCAGGGACCTGTCCCGCCTCATCCAGACGTCGATCATCCAGGTCGCCACAGCAGCCACCGGAGCGTTCGCGCTCACTCGCACGAAACCGACGACCGGCTACGTCCGTGTCGTTCATGCCAGCGGCTGTGACCGCTGCGCGATCCTCGCCGGCCGCTTCTACCGATGGAACGCCGGCTTCAACCGGCACCCGCACTGCCGGTGCGAGCACCTACCGACCACGCGGCCACGAAGCGACGAATTCACGACCGACCCCTACGACCACTTCAACAACCTCTCCGAGGACGACCAGGACCGCATCTACACGAAAGCGGGCGCGCAGGCGATCCGAGACGGCGCCGACATTTACCAGGTCGTCAATGCCCGCCGTCAAGGAGCTCTCACACCCTCGGGCAGGTTCACCCGCGAGGGCATGGGCAAACGCGGCTACTACCGCACCCACACCGGGTACGGACAGGCCGGACGCCGCAGGCTCTCCGTCGACGAGATCTACCGCCGAGCCAACGGCTCACCGGACAGGGCACGCAAACTGCTGGCCGACTACGGCTACCTCACCGACCAAGGCCAGATAGCCGGTGGCGTCATCAGAGGAAACGTCGAGGGCTACGGCCAGTTCGGCCGCGGCGGCACCCGCGTCGGTGCCACAGCCGAAGTGCTCCGCGCGCGCCGCACCGGCGTCCGCAACCCGAACTCGCAGTACACCATGACCGCTGCTGAGCTGCGCGAGCACCGCCGCAAGATCTACGCAGCAGCCTGACCCCACCCACAGTTCCAGCTCGCCGTGGCAATCGCGGCGGGCCCTCACCCATGCGCAACGCAGGAGGAAACCATGGCAGACACCACCGTGACCGTCACCGAGGACACTGACGAGCAGCAGCACGGCCCAGACGAGTCCCAGCAGCCAGACGATCAGCACGGCCCCGCGGGCGACGAGCAGAACCACGACGACAGCGAATCCGGCGGTGACGACGACGCTGACCCGGAGGGCGCCGACCAGCTCGGCGACCCCGGCAAGAAGGCGCTCGCCTCGATGAAGGCCGAACGAAACGCCGCGAAGAAGCAGGCCAAGGAGCTGCAGAAGCAGCTCGATCAGATCCGCGCCGAGCAGGAACGGGCGAACAAGTCACCAGACGAGCAGGCGATCGACGCCGCGAAGGCCGAGGCCCGGGCAGAAGCGCTCGAAAAGGCCAACGCCCGCATCCTGCGCTCCGAGCTCAAGGCCGCCGCCACCGGCAAGCTGCGCGACCCCTCCGACGCGCTGGCCTTCCTCGATCTGTCCGAGTTCGAGGTCGACGACGACGGCAATGTCGACGCCGACGAGCTCGCTGACGCCCTGGATGACCTCCTGACCCGAAAACCACACCTCGCCGCGCAAGGCGGCACTGCGAGCTTCGACTCTGCACGGGGCAAGCCCAAGCCCAGGAAGAAGCTCTCGAAAGCCGACCTCGAAAAGATGACGCCCGCGGAAGTGACGAAGGCGTATCGCGAAGGTCGCGTGGACACCTGACACCGACCCTGACCGGGGCCGGTCTACATCACGAAAGGAAACATCATGTCCATCGAGAAGTTCATTCCGAAGCTGTGGGCATCAGCGATGCTCACCGACTTCCGCAACCAGGCGGTCTGGGCTGGCCTCACGAACCGGGAGTACGAACGCGAGTTCACCTCCGGCGACCAGATCACGATCAACACCCCAGTGCCGATCGCGATCAAGGACTACAAGGCCAACTCGCGGACCACCGAGCCCGACGCAATCTCGACCACCGCGATCGAACTGGTCATCGACCAGGAGAAGAACTTCGACTTCTACGTCGACGACATCGACCGCGCACAGGCTGCCGGCGACCTCAACGTGTTCTCGCAGTCCGCCGCCGAGGGCCTCGTCGAGGACGCCGACAAGCACCTGGCCACCATGGCCGCAACGAACGCCACCCCGGTCACCCCGGGCGCACCTGCCACCGACGCAAAGTCGGCCTGGAACGTCGTCCGAGACCTGCGCAAGGCCCTCGACAAGGCCGCCGTGCCGAAGCAGGGCCGAGTGTTCGTCGCCAACGCCGAGTTCTCCTCCCTGTTCTTCGAACACGACTCGAAGATCACCAACGCCGACCAGCTCGGCGACACCCAGGGACTGCGCGAGGCATCCATGGGACGCATCCTCGGCTTCGACGGCTACGAGTCCGAGAACGGCCCAACGGTAGACAAGCCGCAGGTCATCGCCTTCCACCGCTCCGCGCTCGCCTTCGTCTCGCAGATCCAGAAGACCGAGGCTATGCGGGCGGAGAAGAAGTTCGCTGACCGTCTGCGCGGACTGCACGTGTACGGCTCGAAGGTCGTCCGCCCGAAGGCCATCGTCTCCTACACGGCAGAGTGAGGACGGGCAGAACCATGACCTACGTCAAGGGACCCAACGGGACCGTCTTTGACGTGGCTGAGCACGTGGCCTCCGGCCTCATCAACGGAGGCCACGTGAAGCCAGCCACGAAGGACGAGTTCCTGAACGCGAATCCCGGCGCCGAGCCCGCCAAAGACGGTCACCCGACCGACGCCTCGAAGGCTGTCCCGCCGCTGGGCCAGGTCGCCGGCGATCTGCCAAGCGACACGATCGACATCTGGCCACCGGACAAGCGGCGCACTGCCGCAGACCTGGATGCAGAGCGAGAAGCCGACACCGAGACCGACACCGGCGAAACCGACACCGGTGACACCGAGACGCCGGCCGGCAACGCCTCAAAGGACACCTGGCGCGAGCACGCGCTCACGCTCGGGTTCGCCGAGGAGCAGCTGGACGGTCTCGGCCGAGACGACATCAAGAAGCTCGTCTCCGGAGACGACTGAGAGAGGTGGCATCCGATGCTCATCACGATCGACGACGTGAAGGCCTGGGGCAACGACATCGATGACGACGAGCTCACGATGATCGAAACGCTCATCGCCGCCGCATCGGATGCCATCACCTCAGCTGCCGGCTGCCCAATCGCCTACCGAGAGTCCACCGTCCGTGTCATAGGCCTACCCGACCGGCTCCTGGAGCTGCCCGGCCTGCCGATCGACACCGTCCACGAAGTCCACGTCAACGACACCCTGCTCGACGCCCGCGCCTACGCGGTCGTCTCACAGGGCATCTACCGTAACGACGGCTGGTCATGCGGCCACCACCTGCCAGAAATCCACGTCCGCTACTCCCATGGCCTCAAACAAGTCCCAGCAGACGTCAAGGCGCTCGCCGTCGGCATGGTGACGGCTGGCCTGCATGAGGTGCGTGAGGGGTCATGGTCGATCCGCAACGGCGGCCTGTCGTCGGTGAGCATTGACGACTACCGGGAGTCCTACGCCACGACTGGTGAGTCCACGGAGATGGTCACACCGATGAGCCTGCCGTCCCGAACTCGTGCCTGGCTGCGTGCCCGGTTCGGAGGCGGGGCGACGGTCGTGGGGATGCTGTGAGCGCCCGTCGTGCGGCTGCAGCACTTATGCGCGGCCGGCGCGCTGCTAAGGCGCTGATGGTCGACCGCTGCACCATCTCCCGCGTCACCGGTGAGACCACCGACCGCACCACTGGCAAGGTCGTGCCGCTCACCGAGCAGATCTACCCGAACGAGGACTACCCGGTGGGCTGCTGCAAGCTCACCTCCTACGAGGGCTACGAGGCCGAGCAGGAGTCTGCTGGCGCAGATATGACCGAGCAGCGCATGTCCATCCACCTGCCGGTCGGATCGGTGCGCGTCAACGTCGGCGACATCGTCGAGATCACCTACGCCGACCTCGATCCGCTGCTCGTCGGCCGCACGTACCGCATCAGCCAGGAAGCGCCGTTCCGCACGTACAGCACCGCCTACCGCATCTTCGTCGACTACATCGCTGATTGAGAGAAGAGGGGACGCCTCATGGGTCTGCGCATCGACACCAGTGAAGTGGATCGCCTCGCCAGCGACCTCGACGCCCTCCCGCACATCGTCCGCGCCGAGGCAGAGCGCACCATGGACAAGGGCATCCAGAAGATGAAAGAGGCGCTGCAGGAAGATGCCAAGTCCTCCGAGCACTTCTCGCAGCTCGCCCCGACGATCACCTCCGACAAAGAGTACGGGTGGGGCGGCACCGCCTGGGAGATCGGACCCGACAAAGAGAAGACCACCCGCCGCGGCGTGCCTGGAGCGCTCGGCAACATCGCCTACTTCGGTGGAGCGAACGGCGGCGGTGCAAGCCTCGACTTCGTCACCCCGATCAACTCCGAGATCGCCGTGATCGAGGACCGGCTGGCGAAGATCCTCGGGGAGCAGCTATGAGCTCCGCCCTCGTCCTCGCCGACGCCATCGAGCAGATGCTGCCCGACGACCTGAACCTGTTCACCGCCGCAGTCAAGCTCGGAGAGCGCGGCCAGACCGCAGAGGCCGCCCTGCCGTGGGTGGTCGTCATCGCCCACCTGCCAGTCCCTGCCACCCGCAGCCTCGCAGGCCGCCGACACGCCTCCACAGCCACGGTCACGATGACGATCGCAGGCATGACCCCGAACTCGGTGCGGGTCATCTGCGACCGCGTCATCCCCGCCATCGAGCACCAGCGGCCAGCCGCCGCCGGATGGAACACCGGCCGGATGCGGCTCATCAACGCCCGACCCATCAGCGAGGACCCCGACATCACCCTGACCGGCACCAACCGGAAGGTCGTCTACACCGTCCTCGAATGGGAGCTCACCGTCGCCGAAGCCTAGGAAGGACCGTCATGCCCACCTATGTCCGCGTCAAGGACACCGACACCAAACACGAGTTCGACGTGCTGGAGACCCACCCGCAGATCGGGGACAACCTCCAGCTCATCAAGTCCGACCGATACCCACCGGCCCGCTCGCCGCGTGCTCCGAAGCACCACGTGAAGCGCGCCCGGTCTACCCAGCAGGAGTCACCCGAGAACGTCCCGAGTGCAGATGCCTCGGGCGAGAGCCCATCCCGTCCGGCTGGGCGCAACACGAAGAAGGAAGAAGGAGAAGAGTCCCATGACTGAAATCCCGTCAACGCCAGCCGACGGCAACATCAAGATCGTCTGGGTTCCGGCACTGGCAGACCCGTCTGCCCCTACCGTCGAGGAGCTGACTGCTGAGTCGGCACTCGACATCAGCTGCTACCTCACCGGTGACGGCTGGAACCCGACCAAGGAACAGGCCACGATCCCGGATCCCCGCGTGTGCTCGCGGCAGGAGTTCGGCAAGCCCGGCCGCAAGACCCCGGGACTGTCGATCACCGTGATCGACAACACCAACACCGAGGACCCGAACAAGGCGGTCGAGACGCTGAAGGAGCACGCCCGCGGCTACTTCGTTGAGCGCCGCGGCATCGCCTTCGAGGACGAGTTCGCGGCCGGTCAGGTCGTCTCTGTCTTCCCGGCAGTCTCGGGCGAGAAGCAGCCCCTGGCACCGGAAGCGAATTCCGTGATCCGCTCGACGATCCCGCAGTTCATGTTCGCCGAGGTCAAGACCGACGTCGCAGTGGCTGCCTGACCCATGATCCGCCCGGCCCCGCGCGTGACTCCTGTCGCGGGGCCGGGCTCTCACCGCTATCAGGAGTCAGAAACAGGAGCACATCATGTCCAAGCTGGGAATCAAGCGCGCCACAACGACTGTCGATCTGGTCACTGACCTCGACCTGCTCGCCGAGTACGAAGCCGCGGAGGAGCATCTCGAACGCCTCGGCAAAGAGGCGCGACCCGACCGCCTGAACTCCTCACCGGAGATCAAGAAGGCGGCTAAGGAGGTCCAGCGCCTCGAAAAGGCGATGGCAGACTCAGTCGTCTCGTTCAAGCTGCGCGCACTCAAGAAACCCGATTTCGCAAAGCTCGAAGAGGAGCACCCGCCCCGTGACGACAACGACATCGACAAGTCCTTCGGCGTCAACATCGACACGTTCCTCGACGCCGCGATGCCGTCCTCGGTCGTCGAGGCGACCTGGAAAGAATCCGGGAAGAAGGCCGAATTCACCGGCTCCGACTGGCCGGAGATCGCCGAGGACATCACCAACGGTCAGCACGCGGAGTTCACGGCCGCGATCCTGCGGATCAACCGCGGAGCCACCACCGTCCCTTTTTCACGAAGCGCCTCCATCGTGACCCGGGGCTGAGAGCCGACGTCGAGACCGCCCAACGTCTCGGCATCAGCCTCAAACGGTTCTACGGATGGGAGCCAACCACCCGCTACGAGTACGACGCGGATGGCAGGCTCCTCTCGTCCACACCCGAACAGGAGTGGGACGAGACGCAGCGAGCCTGGATGCTCTCCCTGGCCGAGTACCGGGCGAGCCTCTGCCCGATCTGCGGCTACAGCAAGGACATCTGCCACGCCGCCGAGAACGAAAACCGCTTCGACGTCCCACCCCCGGCACGCTGCCACGCCTCGACCGCGATCAGGCGCGCTCGCGAAAACGCCGAATACGAACACCCTGACTGCCTGACCTGGTCGACAGTCCTCAAACCCTAGAAAGGAGGTGAGCTATGGCTGACCGTACAGTGGCCTATCGCATGCTCCTCGACGCCACCGGCGTGGCAACAGGCGCGAAGGTCGCACGCAACGCCCTCCAGGGCATCCACCGCGACGGCATCGCACCGGTGCAGAAGCACCTCACAGCCCTGGAACGGTCAGCCAGAGCTCACCCCGAAGCCTGGCAGCACGCCGGCCGCGCCGCCACGATATTCGGCACCGGCGTCGCTGTCTCCCTCGGCATGGCGACCAAAGCCGCCATGTCGTGGCAGTCCGACTGGGCTGGCGTCACCAAGACCGTCGAGGGCACCACCGCGCAGATGGACGGCCTGCAGCAAGGCCTCCGCGACCTCGCCGCCACAACCCTGCCTGCCACACACACCGAGATCGCCGGCGTCGCCGAGGCAGCAGGCCAGCTCGGCATCAAGACCCAGAACGTCCTGCAGTTCACCAAGACGATCATCGACCTCGGGGAGGCCACCAACCTCACTGCCGAGCAGGGCGGCACCCAGCTCGCACGATTCATGAACATCATGGGCACCAGCCAGTCGAAGGTGAACAACCTCGGCAGCGCAGTCGTCGGCCTCGGCAACAACTTCGCCACCACCGAGTCCGAGATCATGGACATGTCGATGCGCATCGCCTCGGCAGGCCGCCAAGCCGGCATGACCGAAGGCGACGTCCTCGGCCTGGCCACCGCCCTCTCATCCGTCGGCATCGAAGCCGAAGCCGGCGGCACCGCCGCATCCATGGTCATCAAAAAGATGGGCCTGGAAGTCGACCGCGGCGGCGACAAACTCGACCTGTTCGCCAAGACCGCCGGCATGTCCACCACCGACTTCGCGAAAGCGTTCAAGGGAGACGCCGCCGGCGCGCTCGCCACCTTCGTTGAAGGCCTCGGCAAAGCCCAGGCCGAGGGCGAGAACGTCAACGTCACCCTCAGCGAGCTCGGCATCAAGGGGATCCGCGAATCAAACGCGATCCTCTCCCTGGCCGCCGCCTCCGATGTCATGAAGAACGCCTTGGCGACCGGCAACACCGAGTACATCAAGGCCTCCGCGCTCGCCGAGGAAGCCTCGCAGCGGTATGAGACCGCCGAGTCCCGGGCGAAGATCGCGTTGAACTCGATTAAGGACGCCAGCATTGATTTCGGGCAGGCTGTGCTGCCGGCGTTCGCTGCTGGCGCGGACGCTGTCACCGGTCTCATGACCAGGATCCGTGAGCTGCCGCAGCCGCTCAAGGAGGCCACGGTCGGTTTCGCCGGCATCGCAGGCGCGGCCAGCCTCGCTGCTGGCGGGTTCCTGACCATCGCGCCGAAGGTGTTCGACGTTGTCGACGGCTTCAAGACCCTCAACGCGACCCACCCGCGCCTCGCTGGTGGATTGACAACGCTCGGCAAAGCTGCAGGCCTGGCCACGGTCGGCCTGCTGACAGCCAGGGGAGCAGCTGCAGCACTGAACTCGGTCATCGACACCTCGTCACGGTCGACGTCGGAGATGACGTCTGCGATCGCTGAGCTGCAGAACAAGGCCTCCGGTGACGTCAAGAACACCGTCCTCGATCCCGCGTTGTGGGAGGAAGCGAACTCCTTCTGGAATCGCGGTATCGGCACGAAGGAGATCGAGGATTGGGGTGACGCACTCGACCGGGTGAACATGGCCGGCGCGGGCATGCAGCAGTGGCTCGACGGTGTGGCCGGCACTCGCTCAGATGTGACGATCATCGGCGAGACGATCGCCTCGACCGATGAGGCGTTGCGCGACCTCGCCTCTGGTGGTGCGATGGAATCTGCGGCTGACGGGTTCACCGCGATCCGCGACTCAGCCGAGGACATGACCGACGCTGAGGTCCTCGAACAGTTCCCGAAGTACAAGGACTATCTCCGCGAGATCGCTGGTGCTGCCGGCCTGGCGACGGATGACGCGGTGCTGCTTGCGATCGCGACTGGCCGGATCACCGAGGAGATGCTGGAGGCCAACCCCACCACCGCCGAGGGTGTCGACAAGCTCAAAGACCTCGGCGTCGAGGCGAAGACCACCGAGGAGAAGATCGCGGATCTCGCCGACGAAATCCGCACCTTCGGCCAGGCCACCCTCGACACCCGCGCCGCCTCCCGCGAGTGGGAGCAGTCCCTCGACGATGCCCGCGAGGCCCTGAAGAAGAACGGGAAGACTCTCGACGACACGACCCAGAAGGGCCGCGACAACGCCGAGGCGCTCGACCGGGTCGCCCGGGCCGGCGCCGACCGTGCCGCCTCGATTTACGAGGAGACGCAGTCCGAGGAGGAGCTGCAGAAAGCCCTCGACCAGTCGCGTGAAGACCTGATCAAGACCGCCCGCTCCTTCGGCATGAGTGAAGACGCGGCCAAGGACTACGCCGACCGCGTCCTGATGACACCTGACGAGGTCAAGACTGAGGTCAAGGTCCAGAAGGAGCAGGCGAAAAAGGATCTCGACTCGATCGTCAAGGACCTCAAGGACACCGACGGCGAGTCCGCGACGCTATGGGTGCGGATCAAGAAGTGGTTCCAGGGTGAAGCCGACGGGTCCAACGCCAAGAAGCGCCGCGCCCGAGCCGGCCGAGATGGCGCCGGCGTCGGCGGCCGCGCCTACGGCGGCATCGACGTCAAAGCCATGGCCGCCGGCGGCACACTCGACCCGATCGCGCAGGTCGTTCCACCGAACACGTGGAGGATCGTAGGCGACCGCCTCGACGTGCCCGAGGCGTTCATCCCGATCGACGGCTCTCGCCGCTCGTGGAAGATCCTCACCGAGACCATCTCCCGCATGCCCGGCGCCCTCCCCATGGCCTCCGGTGCCGTCGTCTCCGGCAGCAAGGACGACGAGCAGCGCCGCAAGGCCGAGCAGGAACGCAAACGCCGCGAAGACGAAGCCAAACGCCGCCGAGAGGAGGCGGCCGCCCGCCGCGCCCGCGTCGCTGACATGCGCCGCGAACTGCGCACAGACCTCCGCCGCGGCGACCTCCGCGACCAGACCACACGCGGCCTCTCCGGCGCCTACTCCACAGTCGACCGGATGCTCTCACTGTCCCGCAACGAGGACCTCAGCCGCGGCACCCGCGCTCGCCTCGCCCGCGACGCCTCCGGCTACGAGTCCTCACTGCGTCGCCTCTACGGGCAGCTGGAGAAGCTGGAGAAGCGCGCCGAGAACGCACAGAAGAAACTCGACGAGCTCAAACAGATCCAGGACTCCGTCGCATCCTCGATCGGCAGGTCGGCGTACTCGCTTGATGTGACGTCGCAGTGGTCACAGACCCGGGCGGGTGTGTGGGAGCAGACGCAGGGCGTCTCGGGTGTGCGGAAGAACGCAGCCCAGGCGGCAGCCCGGGTTCGGGACCTGTCCGGCAAGCTGAACCGGCTGCAGAAGATGGGCTACTCCGGTGCGATCTTGCAGGAAGTCGCCCAGGCCGGCTCGATCGACGAGTCCCTGCAGATGGCTGATGAACTGCTTAAGGGCACCAGCAGCGATGTGAAGTCGATCAACCGGTCATATGCCGACATCGACAAGCACGCGCGCCAGGCCGGCAAATACGTCACGCACGGCTTCTACAAGGGCGGCGTCGATGCCGCCGCCGGCCTCGTCAAGGGCCTGGAGTCACAGCAGAAGCAGGTCGAGAAGACCATCCTCAAGATCGCTAAGTCGATGGAGTCCTCGCTCAAACGCGCCCTCGGCATCCGCTCACCATCAAAGAAAACTGAGTGGATCGGAGAGCAGACAGCCGAGGGCTTCATCGGCGGCATCCTCGGCAAGCTCGACACCATCCGGGCCGCAGCCGAGATGATGGGCGCAGCAGCAATCCCACAGATCACCACGACCCCGAGCACAGCCCGTGACGCCTCAGACACCGCCCTGACCGCACCTCCTGCGCTCGCCTCAGCGGCGGCTTCGGTTCCGGCCGGTGCGTCCGGTGAGGTGCCAGGGGTGGATGAGCTCCCGGCGCTGACGTCTGAGGCGTATGCGGGTATGGATGCCACCGCTGAGGAGTCGCTGGTGTTCCGGCAGGAGATCACCGCGTCGTCCTATCAGGGGATGCAGGATTCGACGGCGTCGGCGCTTGCGTCGATGCGCTTGACACAGTTGGCTGAGCATGAGGCGATGACAGCCGATCAGCAGGCGACGATGCAGCTGCTCACGCGCATCTCTGCAGACGGATTCACCACGATCGACCGGCAGGGCCGGGAGAAGACCCACGAACTGCATAAGGGCGTGGGCCGGTCGATGCGCGATCTCCGCTCGGACTACGGCGAACAGCTGGGTCAGACACGCCGCTCCTCGCACGAGGGATTCACCAGTATCGACCGTCAGGGTCGGGAGAAGACCCACGAACTGCATAAGGGCGTGGGCCGGTCGATGCGTGATCTCCGCTCGGACTACGGCGAGCAGCTGGGTCAGACACGCCGCGCCTCGCACGAGGGATTCGAGACGATCCGCCGGGCCGGGGTTTCCTCGATTGCTGGCATGCGTGCCGGTGTCCGCGACGAGCTCGGGAAGATGCCCGGCCATGTCGCCTCCACGATGAATCGCTCGATCTCGGTGCTCAACGACTTCCGCCGTGAGGTCAACGATGCATTCGGTGACGTCGGCGTGAAACTGCCGGCAGTCAAACGGGTCAAGGGCTACGCCGGCGGTGGTGTCATTCCCGGCTACTCGACTCACCTGCAGGGTGACGATCAGCTGATCAAGGCTCGCGCCGGTGAGGGCATCTACGTCTCCGAGGCGATGCGTGACCCGTATGAGCGCAAGCGCTTGGAGACCGTGAACAAGGCCGCTTTGCGTGGCGAGAACCTCGCAAAGTTCCGTGATCTGCCGTTCGAGGCTTTCGCTACTGGCGGCATCGTGAAGAACACGCAGGGACTCATCCGGCTCGGTCACGTGCTGCGCAGCATTGGTGTCCGCGTCTCCGAGGGCCCGCCGCCGTTCGGACCGATCCACCGCGTGCACGCTAGGAACTCGTGGCACTACCGCAACGGCGCGCTCGACCTCAACACGGCCCCAGGTAAGTCGGCGAAGGAGATGCGCGACTTCGACCGCATCATGCCGATCCTCCACGCACTCGGTTGGGGCGTCATCTGGCGCTACCCGAACCACTACGGACACGCCCATGTCGACATCGGCAACCGGAGCCTCGGATCGTTCAACCGCAACGTCAAGCCCTCGGGTGATCTGTGGGAGAAGCTCAAGGGGCTTCGGGTCGGGCCACCGCAGGGCGGTGGCGAGGGCGGCACCTACGGCATGTCGCATCCGCTGCTCGATCGCGCCGGCATATCCCCGTCAGGCAATTTGGAGCGCGACTACGAGAAGGCTGCCCGGAAGATCATGGCCGGCATCGTGAAGAAGCACGCCGGGCGTCTATCCGACAACGAATTCGCTTCTGATCTTGTCGGCGGGATCATGCGCACCGCCGAGACCGGGATCGTTGCCAAGGCCAAGGCCCACGGCAAGGAGATGGGCACGTACACCGACCCTGGCGGTGCCGGTGTGGAGCGGTGGCGCGACACCGTCATCAAGGCCTTGCAGATCGCAGGTCTCCCCACCTCCGACGACTACGTCAACGCCTGGCTACGGCAGATCAAGACCGAGTCCGGCGGCAACCCCCGCGCGGTCCAGGGCAACATCGGCGACGTCAACAACCGCTCCGGCGACCTCGCCCACGGCCTCGTCCAGGTCATCGGCTCCACCTTCCGCGCCTTCCGCGACAAGAGTCTGCCCAACGACCGGTTCCACCCACTCGCCAACCTCGTTGCCGGCATGAACTGGGCAAAATTCAAGGCCTCCCGCCGCGGCCGCTCCATGCTCTCGTTCATCGGCCGCGGCCACGGCTACGCCGAGGGCACCGACTCCGCGCTGCCTGGCTGGAAGTGGGTCGGCGAAGAGGGACCCGAGCTCATGCGGTTCAAGGGTGGCGAGCAGGTCATCCCGTCCAAGGTCTCCCACCAGATCGAGAACCAGGTGCTGCGCGGCGGCAACGTCTCCATCGAGCAGTCCTCGATCGACAGCCTCAAGGCAGCCCTCGTCACCCAGATCACCGAGGCCGACATGGCCGCAGCCCTCGACGGCGTACAGCTCACCCTCATGGTCGACGGCCAACAGATGGCCGCACACATCACCGCCACCGTCGAAGGCGGCATCCGCACCGCCCGCTCTAACAACCGCACCGGCTCACGACTGACAGGAGCCACACTATGACCACCCCACACGGCACCTTCGCGCTCGCCGGCTACGAGTTCGGTGACGGCCACCAGGTCTACCCCTCAGCAGTGACCCGCGGTGGTATCGAGTGGCGCACCCAGGACGTCGAGAACCCACTCGCTGACGGGATCTTCTTCGGCCGTGACCTGCGCACCCCGAAACCGTGGGTGCTCACGATCACCGTCGCCGGCGACACACCTGCCCACGCCGCGAAGCTGGCAGCCGAGTTCGCCGCCGCCTGGGAGCATGCCCGCCGCCAGTGGAAACCCGCCCAAGAAGTGACTCTCGACTTCACTCAGCACGGCAACCACTACCGCCTCTACGGCCGTCCCCGCACCCTCGACATGGACGACAACGACGCCTGGGTGCTCGAAACCCTGACCGACATCAAAGCCGCGTTCCAGCCCTCCCACATCGGCCTCTACGCCGGTCACCCCAACACCGTCACCGTCGGCCTCCGCGCAGCAGCAGCAGGCGGCCTGATCTTCCCTGTCGTCTTCCCCTGGTCCACCCGCACCGGCGCGAAACGCTCCGGCATCGTCGAAACACCAGGCGGCCTCATCCCCACCGACGCCGTCACCATCACCATCACCGGACCCGTCAACAAGCCCACCGTCACCGGCCCCGGCTGGCAGATCGGCCTCAACACCGCGCTCGCCCACGATCACGTCGTCACCATCGACGCTCGCGCCCGCACGGTCCTGCGCAATGACGGTGTCTCCCTGGCCGGCAAACTCACCCGCACCTCTCGCCTCGACGAAATCACCATGCCCACCACGCACTGCGAAATCACCTACGCCGGCACCGACCCTGCCGGCATCTCCACAGCCACCGTCCAGTGGCACCCGATCACCAGCATGTGAGGAGCACACCATGCCACTCCAGCCAGTCCCATGGGCCACCGGAAACGGCGCCGATAACCCCGTCGAAGGCGCTCGCCTAGCATTGCATGCTGCGACCAGCGGTGCCCGCGGCGTGGCGGGCCCGGACGACATGCGCGTCACGGCCTTGCCGGTGCCCGGTGGGGCGGTGCGTGTACACACTGGTGCGGGAGTGACCCCGAACGACTACATTCCCGGTGGCGGAGCTCAAGCGTATGCAATGCGAGAGGAATCCCACACCGACGTCCCCATTCCCGCTACGGGTTCGGGCGGTGGCGCGACCCGCTATCTCATCGCTCGGGTCCAGGATCCCCAGTATGCTGGCGCGGAACCAGAAGACGTTGTCAACGGCCCGTACAACCACTATGCGATCGTCGGATCCAAGGACGGCCACAAATTCCCTTACGTCCCACTGGCGAAGATCGTGCAGCCCGCGAACACGGCCACGATCACGAACGAGATGATCACGGATGTCCGCGAAGTCGCCAACCCGCGCGAAAAGACTGTCCGGTTCCCCCGCCCGGTCGTTAACCAGCACATCGATGGCTATTCGCATGTGCTGCGCCATCGCCGCAACGGCACTGGGCATGGACGCGGTGAGCAGTTCCCGGACTCTGCCAATGGCGGCCGATTCGACCTTGACATCCCGGAATGGGCGACCCGCATGCATGTCGACGCCCGGTGGACGTCGGTGCGCTACAACGGCCAGTCGTCCTGGGGAGCGTTCTACCTGCAGTACGTCGGCAAGGACGGCGTGTGGCGCTCCACCCAGGACTTCGGGTGGGACGTCAACGAGGGCAACATCTACACCACGAACTGGCTGCTGTCAGATAATCTCTTCATCCCGTATGCGATGCGCGGCGGGAGGCTCAGCATTTACATGCGCGCATTCGTTGAAGACAACTCGAATGCGAAACAGGGAGCCGTCTCGCTGAATAAACGATCAGGTCTGCATCTCGACGTCACCTTCTACGAAGTTGCGGACTGGACGGGCTGGAATACCAGATGACCTGGAGGTATTTCGCGACCCGACTACGCGGGGACGGTCCCGAGCGTGACGACCGTGACGTGTTGGACTGGAACCTCCCGCTGACCGGTGCCGAGATCTCGAACGTGATCAATGGGTTCGGCGGGCTGCGCGGCACCCTCAAGCCAGAGCATCCGCGTCTCATCGGCATCCAAGGACTGCTGGAGCCAGGCTGCACCGCCATCTACGCCGAGCAGGATGGCCAGATCCGAGGCGGGGGCATCGTCGTCGAACCAGAGGAAGACTCACCCGACTTCAAGGTCGAAGCAATTGGCCACGCCGGCTACCTCGACCACATGCCATACACCGGCGAGAAAGCGATCGAACGCGGAGACCCGCTCGAGACGTCATGGCACATGTGGCAGCACACCCAGGCCCGCCCCGGTTTCAACCTCGGCATGACCCAGGCAGGAGACAAGAAGTCGAAACAGGTGTTCCTCGGAGACCCCGACGCCACCCCATCGAAGACTCCGAAGAAGGTCACCCCCTACGTGCTGTCCTGGTGGCAGACCCACGACCTCGCCCGCGAGTTCGACCAGATGGCCGAACTCGGAGGCTACGAATGGACCGTCCGCCACTCATGGGACAGCCACACAATCCGGCATGAGCTCGTTTACGGCCACCCGCGGTTAGGCCGCCGCCGCCACGACCTGCGCTTCGTCGTAGGCGAGAACGTCACCGAACAGCCCGTCCTCACCGCCGATATCGACACAGCAGCCACACACGTCCTCGTCCTCGGTGCCGGCGAAGGACGCACGATGATGCACCACACCGACATCAAACAATCGCCCGGCCGCCTCGCCCGCTACGCAATCGTCACCGACAAGTCACTGACCACCCCAGCTCAGGTCAAAGCCCGCGCCGCCGCAGAGCTCACAGCCCGCCAGCCCGGCCCAGACGTGACCGAACTCAAGATCCTCGACCACCCGAACGCGCCACTCGGAACCGTCGAACCCGGCGACGACATCAAGCTCACAACGAAACCCGGCTGGCACGACCGGCTCGACGTGTGGGTGAAGGTCCTCGCCGTCACCATCACACCCGAGCAGCCGACCACGACCCTGACCGTCCGACGAGCGGAGAAGATCTCATGAGCCAGCTAGCACGCCTCATCCGCGAGATCGACCAGCTCAAAGCCCAGCTCGCCGCCGCCACCTCAACCCCACAGCTCGCTCATTCTGCCATCGAGGGTGGCAGCATTGATTCCTACGACCACGCTGGGAACCTGCGCCTGCGCATCGGCGATCAGGGTGATGGCACGCAGACGATCCGGGTGGTGGATGGGCCGGTCCCGCCGGCACCCTCGGCACCGGTGGTCGCCGTTGACGGCCCGGTGCTCACGATCAAGTGGGACGGCCACCTCGCCGACCCGAACCTCCCGTTGCCGGCGGACTTCGCGCGCATCCACGTCCACCTCGCCCAAACACCTGATATGAGCTCGGCACCCGTCCGCGCCTCCATCGAAGCGAAAGCGGGCGCATCCACCGTCACCGCTGTCGAGACAGCCGGCACCTGGTGGGTCGCGCTCGCCGTCGAGGCACAGTCCGGGAAGCGCTCGCCCCTCTCAGCTCCGGTTGAGGCGGTGGTGTCGCTGGTGAACCTCGACGGCGCGCTCGAAGCTGTGCGGGAGTCCGCGGACGGGAAGAACCGCAACCACTACAACCCGATCGAGCCGAGTCCGACCGACCATGAGCTCGCCCAGGGTGACTTGTGGTTTGACACGTCGGAGGACGGCCAGAACCTCCCGCACCGGTGGGATGGCGAGTCGTGGGTGTCGGTCGGTGATCAGCGTGTCGAGGCTGTCCGGTCGGCGATGGAGTCGATGCGTGGCGAACTTGAGCAGGTGATCGTTGATTCTTCGGGTTCAAAGGTTTTCTACCAGCCGACCCGCCCGTCGGCAGCTGATGCGTCGGTCGACGATCTGTGGTTCGACACCTCGGCTGAGGGTAAGAACGTCCCCCACCGGTGGGACGGCACTAGATGGGTGTCGGTCGCCGATCAACGTGTCGAGGCCGTGCGCACGGCGATGGAGTCGATGCGTGGTGATCTGGAGGGCCAGATCGAGGGTGCTGCAGGGAACCGGATCACATGGTCGCCTGCGACCCCTCCGACGGGCGCCGCACCGGGCAAGTCGGGCGATACGTGGTTTCAGATTCAGGCGGGGCGTGTCACCGGTCAGTGGGCGCACGACGGCAGCTCGTGGGTGGCCCGGCCGATCTCGCATGAGGTCATCGCCTCCCTCGACCTTGGCAAGGCCACGGTCGGTGAACTCGACGGCGGCCGGATCCGGGCGGGTTCAGTCACCGCTGACAGGCTGCTGGTGGGGGCGGGGTCGAACATTCTGCCGCTATCAGGCCTTCCGAACGGTATACCACCCGGGCGCATCCTGAACAATGCTGAAGTAGCTGCGTTCTCAGGCAGGCAAGGAGCTTATGGGCAGGGTTTCCGGGTGCGACAGAACCCGGCAACGGCGTCGAGTGAGTGGACTGATGTCTTCACGTTTTGTCGCATGTCAAAGACCAATTCGTTCGCCGCTGGCGATTATTTTCCCGTCACACCCGGTGAGGAGTATGTATTCTCCGCCAAGTTCGGTCTCGGTGGCGCCTACGTTGGTCCAACACCTGAGGCGCGGATCGTCTTTTACGTCTACACGCATGACACGAAATATGTCATGGGAGCCAGTTCGCCGGTGGCGCAACCGGCCTGGAATGGTGTCCCAGTTGAGCATTCGTTCGTCGTGCCGGCGACGGCCGCGTGGATGCAGGTGTACGTGAGAACGAACCAGGCTGGATGGGTGGAGATCGCTGAACCGAGTCTGCAGCTCAAGGTCGGTGCGACACTCATATCCGACGGCGCTGTGACGACGGAGAAGATCGCTGCTGGTGCGATCACTGCCGAGTCCGGTGTGATCGGGTCTCTCGACCTCGGCAAGGCCACAGTCGGTGAGCTTGACGGGGCACGGATTAAGGCTGGGTCGGTGCTGGCTGACGCGGTGCTCGTGCCAGGGTCGGCAGGCTCCACGGTCATCGCCGATGGTGCGGTCACCACCGAGAAGCTTGCTGCTGGTGCGATCACTGCCGAATCCGGTGTGATCGGGTCTCTCGACCTCGGCAAGGCCACAGTCGGTGAGCTTGACGGGGCACGCATCAAGTTCGGCTCCGCCTCCGGTGACATCCTCAAAGCGGATGCTCTGGACGGCAAGGTCATCACCGGTGCGGTCGTCCAAACCTCACACGACCACCCGAAAACCCTGCTTGATCCGGCGGGCGTGCACGTCACCGACGAAGACGGGCAGGACGTCGTCTACCTGGGTCGGCAGATCGGTGTCCGCGGGCCCTCTGGTGAGACTCTCGCGCAGATCTCTGATGACGGCGAGATCTCAGGACGTGCGCTCAACATCGAAGAAGATCCCGTCTACGCGGGCCTGCCGCTGCTGGGTGCATATCAGGCGTATGAGCGTCCGTCACGTGACGGGTACACAGGCTGGCTCGACTCCCTCCCCCGTGGTGTTGTCGCACGTGGCCGACTCAACCCGGACATCAACGTCAATCGGGGCGTCAGCAATGGGGTGATCGGGCTGATGGAGCTGCAGTTCCAGCAGGAAGCCGGTCGCCAGTTCAAGATCACTGTCGAACCGATCACCGTGTTCGTGTTCGACGGTGGCAGTGCCCGGCTGGTCGTCCGCTACACGTGGGATGGTTCACAGCCGAACTCGACGAGTTCGAACTTGGCGGACTGGCAGGTGCGATCGTCTGGCGGGGCACCCAAATTCTCGCTTGGCGGCAGCTTCCCCTATGAGGGTGAAAGCACCACCATCATCAGACTTTTACTCTGCCTGGAGACGGATAAGACAGTGAAGCTCGACGACCGCTCGTGGTCTACACGCGGTCGGATGCTGGTCGAGGACATCGGCCCCATCGTCGAGGACACGACCGTCGACCGGCTGCTCAAAGTGGAAAACAGTGTCTCGTCGCCGGAGCCGCCGGCGCCGGAGAAACGTAACTACACCAAGCGATATTGGGCAACCGCAGGTAGGGCGTTCTACACCCGTGGAGGCTACCGCACCTCCAACACCGATCTGGTGTATCAAGGCGACCAGCCTGGCATGGGCGGGATGCGGTCAGCGATTCTGTTCCCGTCGATGACCGGCGACCTCTCCGGTGCAGAAATCACCTCCATGACCATGCGCATCGACTTCACCCACTGGTACTACTCCGCCGGTGGTGACGCGCAGATCCAGCTGCACGGACTGTCCTCACTACCGACATCGATGCCGTCGATGGAGCACGGCTGGACGGAGAAGAAAATCCCGAAACCGGGTCAGCGTGTCGTCAAAATCCCGTCCCGGTATTGGTCGCGGTTCAAGTCCGGGAACGTGCGAGGCATCGGTATTGGTGACACGTCGCCGTCGCGTTCCGAGTACGGGCACGGGCGGTGGGCCCGCTACTACATCGAAGTCAAATACAGGAAGTGAGGACCTGTTATGAGTGCACTGTTGGCGACTGCTAGGGCGATGGACGATCAGGAGTTCCGGTGGCGGGTGATGGGCGCCTGCATCCAGCACGCCGCCACCTACAAGAACATGGAGGAAGGGCCGGGGAAGGAATACGCGCTGCGGGTGCTCGCCCAGCCGCACGACGTGGACCAGATGATGCTGTGCATCGTCGCCTCCAACCCGGTCATCTCAGGGTCGATCACCGTCGACGAGAACGGCACCGTCAAGTCTGACGGGGTGAAGGACGCCGACATCCTCTACGTCGTCGTCGAGACCTGGCCCATCGTCGCCGCACGGTACGAGGCGGCGGGGTGATACCGGTGACTCCTTTCCATCAGATCATCGGCCTCACCCGCATAGGGAAGGTCGCTCAGGGTGTCGCGCACGTGGTCATCGGCCTCACCTGGCTGCTCACCGACTCCGCGTCCCGCACCGCAGGGATCGAGTGGGTTGAGTTCATCACGCCCCACATGATCGGGTGGGCGTGGCTGATCACTGGGGTGGTCGCCGCGACGATCGGCCTCCAACCCCGCCGCACCCGCCGCCTCTCCGAGACGGGGTTCGGTCTCCTCATGCTCACCCCCACAGTCGTGGCCTTGTATTTCCTCTTCGGGTGGGTCGGCCACCTGATCCCCTCCGTGGAGGGCGGGGCACCCACCGGCATCACCACGGCGGCATCCTATGCGGCCCTGGCAGTCAGCGCCGGTCTGATGTCGCGGGTCACGCTCATCTGCCACCGGGTGCTCAGCAAGTGGGGAGGAGACGAATGACTGCTGTCGGTACTGCTGTCATCGCTGGGGTCGTCACTCTGATCGGCGCGGTCCTCACCTGGCTCACCGCACGGGGCACTCGCCGCGACACGGCTCTGGATCGTGCGGCGTCCTGGTGGGAGAAAAGTGTCGCTCGTTTGGAGGCTGAGCACGCCGAGCACGAGGCACGAATCCGCAGCCTCGAAGAATCCAACACGCAGCTGCGGGACGAGAACAGGACATTCCGGTCCGCGATCCGTGAGGTCATCACCTGGCTGACCGCGAACTTGGAGCACGAGAAGCAGGGCAAGGGACCACCCCTCCCGTACAGCTTCGAGCTACTGCTCTCCCGGCTGCTCCGCGCCATCGACCGAGACGACTGAAAGGACACGATCATGGCCTATGCGCTCTACGACAGGCTGCTGCGGGCGGTGAAAGCCTCCGGCCTGCCGTACACGGTGGTCGGGGGTGCCGCCTCCCGTGGCCGGGGCACCATGCGCTCCATCCAGACCATTACGCTTCACCACACCGCCACGCCCCGCAGCTACCGGAAGGGCGTGGACTACCCGACGTTCAACGTCGTCAAGAACGGCAGGCCGGGACTCCCCGGCCCCCTCGCCCAGCTCGGCCTCGGTCGATCGGGACACGTCTATCTGTTCGCTGCCGGCATCGCCAATCACGCTGGTCGGTCGCGGGCAACGTCCATGACCAATAAGTACGCCATCGGTATTGAGGCGGAGGGCGCGAACGAAGCGTGGCCGGAGCAGCAGTACGACGCCTATGTCCGGCTCGTCCGCGCCCTGCTCGATGAGTGCGACCTGCCCGTGTCCCGTGCCCTGCGGCACGCTGAGACCTGCTCGCCGCCCGGTCGCAAGCCGGACGCGAGCTTCAGTGGTCCGGCGTTCCGCCGTGCTGTCGACAACCTTTCACTGAAGAAGTCACCTACACCCGCACCTGAGAAGAAGGGACTGTTCGGAATGAGCATCATCGCTACAGGAATAAACACGAGCAAGCGCACCATCAAGGCGGGGCAGAGCGCCCGCATCCCCGTCGGAAAATATTTCTCGCTCGCCACTGTGAAGAAGGGGCAGACTGTCCGCCCCACCGTCCGCCTCGCCCTCCATGGCGCCCATGAGGAGGACGTGCTCGCCGTGTCGGCCAAGATCGTGGACTACGCGCCGAAGAGTAACCCGCAGGACAAGATCGTCGGCAACTTCTTCACCTCCGACTTCACGGGCACCACCGGGGGAGGTTGGTCCGACCACGTGTACACCGGCCAGGCGTACAAGGTCAGCCAGACCCCGCGCAAGGGCGGGAGTCTGCGCCTGCAGCTCCTCGTCACCAACAAGAGCAAAAACCCCATCGACATCCGTGTTACTGATTTCGTGGTGGAGGGAGATTGAAATGCGCATCGTCACCATCGACAACGCCTCAGCGACTCAGACCGAACATCCCGCCCGCGCCGCGGTGCGGACGTTTATTCAGACGTTCATCCCGGCAGCGGCGCTGTTCGTCCTCGCCGTTCCGCCGGTCGTCGACGTCATCCTCGATGAGGTCGGAAAGGCCGGCCTGGAACTGCCTGGCTGGGCCTACGCGGCGTTGACTGGCCTGTCGGTCGGTACGGCGCTCATCGCCGCGATCGTCGCTCGCGTCATGGCTATCCCGGCCGTAGAGAAGGCGCTGCGGTCGATCGGCCTTGGTGCTGCGCCGACTGAGCCGGACTTCGGCACCTGGGACGGCGACGAGGTTGAGGCTGACGTGGACGACCTGGCACAGGAGCCCACCGACGAGCCGACCGACCTCGGCGTGATCGACACCATCGACCCCGACGACTACCGGGCAGAGCACTGACCCAGCCCGCGACAGCGAAGCGCCCCACACCGGAATGGTGTGGGGCGCTTCTTGCGATTCATCGGTTGGCTTCACCGAGGTGTCTGGCGATAGCTTCGCCTAGGGAGTGAAGGTGCCGTAGCTTAATCGGGCCATTCTGCGGCGTCGAACCGCTGGCGGGGATAGGCCACAACCCGGAGCGAAGGCACATGACCTCGAATGTATCGGTGAACTTCTCGGCTTTGTTGTCGCTGGTGTATTCCAACGTCAGGGTCGCGTCGACCGGCATCCCCAGCGGGCCGGTGACTTCGTCGCCATCGCTGTCCACGAAGGTCATGTCCGAATCGGGATCGTGCCTGATGTGCCAGATGATCCGTAGGGACGATCCGGGCAGCAGTGTTCGCGGCGTAGTAAACATCTCGACGACAGATTTGGTGACAACGTCGGTTCGATTAGTCTCGGGAACGTACTCAATTGTCAGGTCCCGTGCTGCTGAACGCCCGTAGTTGGTGATCCGAAGATCGAACACATCAGCACTGGCAAGACCGGGCACCACCTCAACACCGACGTAGGGTCGGTGCGCCCGATGCGAATCGAGCGCTGCTTGCCTGTTCGCTTCTTCGGCCGCCGCGCTCGCCCTCTGCGTGGCTCGGCTGGATTCCTGACTGGCTTTCATCGTGCGCGCACCGATAGCGGCAGCCCAGATTGCGGTGGCGAGGAGGCCGATCGAGGTGAAGGAGCTCACGAGTGACGTGATGAGGGACGTGGTGCCGCCGGCGCCCCACACGATGGCGACCGAGGCGACCGTGACCGCGAGGCCAGCGGCAGTCCCGAAGCTGAACCACAGCACGCGCGTAGGAACCAGATCAGTTGGCGTATCAGGCACAGGTGTCTGTTCGGGAAGGTCTGGTGTTTGACTCATAGGTAGGGTGACCATTCGGTGAGCTTGGTTTGCAGGTCTTTCATGGTGCTGGCGAGGCGGTGGACTTCACCGAGGCAGCCGTCGTCAGAGTCGCAGTCGACTTCTCCGAATGCTTCGCCGGCATCGGAAGCAGCCTTGGCGGTCTCGACAGTCTCCTCGTATAGCGCGGCGATCTCTTCTGGCGGCTCGCCGAGGTAGTTGGTGCTTTGTTCGGAGGTGAGCCCGTTGAGGCCGAGGTAGGCGGACTCCGCGGTGTATCCTCCGGCGACGGCGTAGGCGTGGCAGTCGGCCGCGCCTTGATCGACGGCGATGGAGGAACAGGTTGCCTCCTCCCAATCGGTGATCCAGTCGTCGATGTCGTGCTTGACGCCGGCAACTTTGCTAGCGAACTGCTGCACGCTCGCTTCGCCTCCTCCGCGCTCGTCTCCGCTTGCGCCGTTGTCGTCGGACTGCTCGTCGCTGCTGCAGCCTGTGAGCGCAATGAGGGCGGCGACGGTCAGGGCGGTGATGGTTTGTCGCATGAGGCGTCCTTGTCTCGTGGCGGCCGGGGTGCTGTCAGCCTATCGGAGTTCACGCGGCCAGACTGTCGATGGCCGAGCGCATCTGTGACTCGTCGATCTCGGTGTAGAGCGCCGTGGTTGAGAGCTGTGCGTGCCGCAGGAGCTCCTGGACGACGCGCAGGTTCGCGCCTCGGCGGAGCATCTGAGTGCCGTAGTAGCGTCGCAGGCTGTGTGCGGAGCCTTTGACGCCGGCCCGGCGCATGGCCTTGCCGATCGTGTCCGAGGCGGAGTTGGCCTTCATGTGCCCGTCGCCCGATGGAAACCAGTAGCCGGCCGCGGGCATTGTGCCGGCTAGTTCGCGGATGACGTCGGAGAGCGGGAGGCGTGCGATCACACCGCCCTTGCCTGCGACGGTGAGCGTGCCGAGGTCGAGGTCGACGTCCTCTGCTCGCACCTTGACGATCTCGTGGACGCGCAGGCCCTGGTAGGTGGCGAGCAGGATCATCGCCCGCGTCCGTCGCCGCATGGGCGCTCGGGCGAGACGCTGCACGTCGACGGTGCTGACCGTGTGCTGGCGGGAGCGGGGCACGCGCGGGTTCGGCAGCTTGTCGACGGGGTTGGTGTCGAGGTAGCCCATGTCGACGGCCCACGTGTAGAACGCTTTGACGTGGTTGCGGTAAGTGCGCCGGGATGAGTTCGACAGCTCGGGGCGGCCGAGCTCGGCCAGCAGCGCGGCACGTGAGGCAGTCAAGGGGTTGCCGAGTCGGCTGACGAAGGCGGAGCGCTCGACGATGGTCCGCTCTGAGAGCCCTTGTGCCGTCATCCAGTCGACCCACTCTGAGAGGACAGGGGAAGTCAT